TTTATTTAATAAATTTATCCATGCGAAGCTTGATGTAGTACATCCCGATGACCCACAGGGAGAAGAGGAACCCCTCCCCGTAGGACATGGAGTTCCAAGCGTGAACCGCTTCTCCCATCAGAAGTCCTCGTTGGCGAGGGAGTCAAAGTAGGAGTAGGTATCCTCAGATGCAGAAGCAACAGGTGCTGCAGATGCAGTCAGGTTGTTCAGTTCTTCCTTCATTGCAGCAGGCATTGGTGCAGGAGTAGGAGCACCGAAGTCCATCTCTTCATCACGAACCTCAGGTGCAGGAGCACGACCCTTAAGCACAGTGTCAAGACGGGTCTTCAGTTCGTCATAGGACTTGAAGTTCTTGGCATCAGTGAACTCATTCAGATCATACATCTTGTTGTAGATCGCTTCCAGACGGTCATCATCGAAACCACCAAGAGTTCCAGGATTACCAAAACCAGAAGAATCATAGTTCCAGTAACCAGCAACCTTCTTGATGCGAAGGTTGAAGTCAGCACCTTGCCAGAAGTCAAAAGGATTGACTGGTTCCTGACCTTCAAACTCAGGTTGCATCAGTTCAATGATCTTGTCATGGATCTTCTTACCATACTTGTAGAGGAAGACACGACCTTCGTTCTGAGGATTAGCAGGATCTTTGATCACATAGATGTTGCTGTAGTAAGACAGTTTACGCTTCTGCTTACGTGCAACTTCCTTATCGCTATCCAAACCACTGTTCCACAGCAGGCGGTTTGCCTCACTGACAGGATCTTGTTGACCCAGAGTAGTCAGGGAGTTCTCGATGTACCAACCACCAGGACCTTGGAAAGCATGACTCCAGACCTTTGCCCAAGGCATGTCGCAACCTTCAGTGGGAGGCAGGAATCGAATAACGGCACTGCCGACACCTTCTTTACCCATGGTAGGTTTCCAGAGTCGCTCATCGACGTAACCAGAAACACCTTCTACCTTATTGATTTCCTTGTTCAGTTTCTCCAGAAGGGAACCTTGGGCTTTGAGGGATTTAAAAGACATTTGTATTCTCCGTATTGAATGGATTTGTTGGATTGTGTCGTATTGACTGGATTATCATAGCAGGATCACTGCTCAGTGTCAAGCATGTGCTGACGCATGGCGTTGACAGACGTGCGAGCAATCTTAAAAATCTCAGGACCGATCTGCGTTGCTGGGAGACCCAGTTGCTTTGCCGCTACTCTGAAATTCTGTTTGACTAACTCACTATCTTCATCATCAGAAAGATTCACTCTAGTATATAGAACCTCTTGCATCTCGATCAACCGTTCCATCTTGTCAAGAAGTTCTGCTTGCTCCTCTTTGGATTTCATTTCCATTAGAGGTGCTGACATGTATATCTCTTTATACAGTTCGTGCATCTCCTCTACTTCCTTACGGACAATCTCAGATGCAAACATTCCTTTGTCGTTCATAACCTTTGCAGTACTAGTTGCTTGATTTTGGTGGGATCTTCTTCGATGAATGGATCATACTTATGTAGAAGGAAAGACAATTGCTTCCAGATTACATCCTCTTTTAGCAACGTGTCATACCTACTAACGAAATTAGTAATCTTATTTAACATAATAAGAGTTTCCAACATCACTCTACCACCAAGATATGCTTTCAGCAACTGGGAATGACCACTATTGCATTTAAACACATCATTAAAGTCGCTTGTGAGGATAGAAAGATTCTCAATATCCTGACCAAACAAATAAGAAATACTTTGCATCTTTCTTTTCCAGTCCATGTAGTTCTTCTCATTCATTTGAATGATATGAAAGTTGGAGTTGACTAGAAAATTAGATACAAAGTATTGTTCTACTTCTTCCGCTGTGTATTTTTTGGAGAGTTTCTCAAAGAAGTAAACATCATTCCTCTCCATGAATTTTTCTCTCGATACTTTAATGCTACCTTGGTATTTAAAGTAATCGTATGTTTTGCGACTGAAGTGTGTCTTCAGTGCAACATAAATTTGATAAACCTCAAAAGGGTACATAATTAAAGTGGCAAAACACCTCTAGTTGTTTTTTTGATGTAGTTGAGGCGGGTTGCCTCTGCTTTAATCTTCTCCTTTAATGAAGGAGCGATTAGTTTTACAACTGATTCAATCTCAATGTCTTTTGACTCACAAAAATCAACGATAGCATCAATGTAATTGATGGTTCTATTGCTATCCTTGACCATGTTTTCAATAGTCATTGAAAACTTGTTCTTATCCATAAAGTTTTCATCAATTAATTCATTAATGTTCTTGTTTTTAGTGGGCATCTTTGTACTCTGCAATGTAATCGATTAGCAGAGGCACATAGTCGTCAGGGTTTTTGATGAACACTTGTGTGTCACCTGTTTGACAGGTAACTAAAGTAACGATCTGATCTACTTTAATACCAGAACGCTCTTCATACATCTTTGCGTATCCTGTCTCTTGAACAAAATAGTTCTCAATCCAGGATTCTTTCTTTTCCTTTGAAGAAGTTTTGAAATCTATAACGGAGAGTTTACCATCAAACTCAGCAATGCAATCTACTCGTCCAGCAATTCCAAACTCATGACTGAATAAAGGTGCCTCTTGGAAGTGTATGTTGTTAATACGACCAAGCATGGACTTTGCCTGCTTGAACAGTAACAACGCAAGATACTTATCTTTGTACCTTTCTAAGTCAAGATTATTGTTTAGATAATCTTCCACTATACTATGTAGTGAGGTTCCTACAGTCGCTGCACGAGTAGAGATTTTATTTGCTTCCTCAGCACCAACTCTGTTCCTCCACTCTGCAATTGATTTGCGTTTGCGAAAGGAACAGATGGTAGAGATCGATGGATAAAAATTCTCACCAACGGCGTAAACTCTTTTGCCCTCAACAGTTTGTGCTTTCAGGTCCTCAAGAATCACGCCCATATCAACATGATTAAACATCAACCGTACCCCAAATGCATTTTGCTAAGAATGTAACTCTTGATAAGACCACTTCTAACGATGTCATCAGTACCAAACTCAATACTCGCAAACTCATCCATAATCTCAAGAATCTTCATAAAATCAAGGATACCATTACGCTCATTAGTTTTAATAAGGTCGGTCTGCATAACGTCACCCGCAAAGATGATCTTACAATTTTCACCAACACGGGTGATAATTGAATCCAGTTCGTGGAAGTTCAGGTTCTGACACTCGTCAACAATCACGATAGCGTGATCAAGAGTAGTTCCACGAAGGAAAGATGTAGACCAGAAGGAGATTGTTTCCTGTGCCTTCAGGTTGTCATACAGCATGTCAAATGCTGGATCATCAGGCATCTTAAACATGTACTTGACCATGTTCTTATAAGGAATCTGATACAAGTTTGACTTATCTTCGTGGTCTCCAGGAAGAAATCCAATCTCTCTTGTAGGAACCAGAGAACGCACCATGTAAAGTTTCTCATAAGGAGATGTGCCCGAGAGGATCTCCTTCAGTGCCAGGTACATTGCAATGAATGTTTTACCTGTGCCTGCACAACCATACAGGAAAAGATTCTTTCCATTTTCGTATGCGTCGAATGCAGTTGTTTGATTGTCTGTTAAAGGATTGATCTCAACTAGATGATCAATATTAATTGGTTTCTTGCGTCTCATTTGTTTCGGAGTGCTGTTCACAAAATCAAATTGATTGTCTTTCCTTCTTCTTGGCATAAGGGTTAATGGGTGTCGATGTTAGAACCGTAGTTTGCTTTCTTGATAGATTTTAGAACGTCTCTAAAACCGTCAGGGACTTTGTTCCTGACTCCAGCGTCTCCAACAACACCAGGAAATGAATCATGGTACTGCTCAAGATGAGGATTATCTTGTTTATATTTATCGAGAACAGTAAAACTCATACGAACTTCACTAATCTCACCAGTTTCTTTATTCCTGAATTGATAAGTTGGCATTAACTTTCCTCATGACTTGTCCAACCCAATGCTTCTGCAACAATTGGGAACTGACCTGCAAAGATACACTTACATTCATTTGCAATGTCCATATGCTCTTTCTGTGTACCATGAGCAGAGCGTAACTCAATGTAATGGATCCAAGAACGAACTGATCCCGTCATGTACAACCTGGTGGGAGTTGCTAGGGGAAGCACAAACCGAGCACACTCCTTTGCGATTCCCATCTCTAGCATGTGCTTGTAGATGTCCATAGCAGAATCAAAGTGTCGCTTGATAGTAATCTCAAGTTCTTGCTTTGTAAAATCGTCAACATCATCAATAGAATTCTGACGATTCTTTGT